CATTTGTCTTTCCGCACATAGCTTTTCCCAATCAGTGTCTTGCATCGCCATCCTCTGGTCCATCTAACAAGGACTTGAGGTAAGCAATTTCACTTTCAGCTTGCATGAGCAAGCGGGAGGATTCTGCGTGGACACGCATCAGCTCATGGAAGATCTTTTCTTTATCCATGTTCCAGATACGCTGCATATACATCTTTTTGGCTTGGTCATCGGCTTTCTCAATGTACTGCGCTACTGAGATCACACTGTTGCCGTTTATTCCGTTCTCCATACTCTTACCCCCTCGTTATCTACTCTGGCTATGAACTTGCGATTTAACTGTTTGCCAGCTCGGTAGTTGGCGTTACAGACGATTTGTAGCTTCCCCGTTGGCACAAAGAATGATTCTCCGACTTCCATGACCTTATATGGGTACACATTGCGCTTTTTCTCAGGGGGTATTGGAATATTTTTTTCAATTGTTATACTCATACTGTTCTCCTTCTAACACTACTTATCATACACTATCATGATACACACATACAACGAATATCATCTAGGTGATAACCTTATTCACCTTAATTGGCTACGCAAGGTAGCGTTACAAGAACCGCACCTAGACTTTACTCACCACTGTTCACCGCAGTATCACAGCCAGTTAGAACCTTTGTGTGAAGGGGTTTCTATAGAGCTTGCAGATCTGTCGATCCCTCCTTCTAGTATTCACGCCTGGATAGGGGTGGATAACTATTTTCACAACCATCCTCTAAGGCGCAAATGGGCGCAATTTCACCTAGCGTGGTTTGACCGACTATCGGATCAGATGGAAGTAGGCAATCCGATTGCTTGCGTAGAGGACTTACTGTTTGATTACCCTGCGCTATCCGCTCCCTCCAGATACGAGTTTGATTACCTCATCATCAACAGCCCTCCCCAATCAGGGCAGCTTCCTTCCTATACCCGTCAATTCTTTGAAAAACGGGTACGAGATCTAGCAAATCAGGGGTTAAAAGTCATCACAACCTACCCTACAGGGATGTGTCCATGCACCTTAGAAGCCAAATATACGGTCACTGACATCGGTGTGTTATCTAAATCCGTGAGCTACATTGAAGGCGTAGATACAGGTCCAATGTGGACTACGCATAATATTTTCAATCAAAACAGCGTAGTACAGCGTTTGATCTACACCAACGCTTCCGATAGCTTTGATCTTTCTAAGAATGTGATTGTTAAGCAAGCGCTAGAAAACTAGATTTTTTTTTGGGTGGAATTGGAGAGGGGTACGCACTCCACCTAACTCAAACCCATTCACTTGGTCGTAATCAGTCTAGATCTATCGGTATCGGTTACTGGTAGCCAATTTAGGTCTATAGATACTATATAAAGGTTTAGCGCTATGTTTTGGAGGGAATTCCCCTAGAGAAAAAGGTTTTTCAAAAGAGAGCGAGAGTAGTCAATCCATCCCCCATTCAAATTAACCTACGCTATATCTATACATATATTTACTAACCTATATCACAGACTATAGTTTATAGATACCTAGATGATCTAGAAAATAGCTATATAGATCTATAGTATATAGAAGTATAGCTATGCCAATAGTATCAGACTATTGGTTTTAAAACAACGATAGAAAAAATTATTGTTTGATTGTTTGCATATTTCTATATTTATGTATAATCATATCTATGGGATCTAATCTCATAACCTAACTACTAAGAGGATATTATGCAAAACACAATCTATCAAGAAGTAACCGATCAAATCATCGCCGAGATCGAAAAGGGCGCTATGCCTTGGGTTAAACCTTGGAAAAGCGATAGTTCAGTAGAGAAAAACATAGTAAGCAAAAAGGAATATAACGGGATCAATCGCTTAATTCTCGGCATGATGACACACTTTAAAGGTTATCAATCGCCTTACTATGGATCATTCAAGCAATGGCAGGATCTAGGCGGCACTGTTAAAAAGGGCGAAAAGGGCATTAAAATTGTTTTCTATAAGCCAGTAGTCAAAACAGAGCAAAACGCTAGTACTGGCGAGAGTGAGCAATTCGCCTATTCATGCCTAAAAACCTACTATGTATTCAACGCCGATCAAGTAGAGGGCGTAGAGTTTGAAAAGCCAGTAATCTCGCCTAGAGTTTACAATCCACAGCCAGCGCTAGATGATCGCATTTTGAAAACTGGCGCAAATATCAAGCATGGCGGCGGATCGGCATTTTTCTCACCTACTGGTGATTTTATCGGGATGCCAAATCGTGATACTTTCGACAATGATGCTAGCTACTACGCCACAATCCTGCATGAGTTAACACATTGGAGCGGCGCTAAACATCGTTTAGATCGTGATTTATCAGGCAAATTCGGGAATAGCAAATATGCTTTCGAGGAATTAGTAGCGGAACTGGGCGCTGCTTTCCTATGCCAAGATTACAAAATTCAGGGTGAATTGCGCCATGCTGGATATATCCAAAATTGGCTTACTTGCTTGCGTGAAAACAATCAAGCAATTTTTAAAGCAGCAGCATTAGCTCAAAAAGCAGCCGATTACATCAACGGTTTAGATTGCATTACTAACCAGATCGCCGCCTAGTTGTTTCTTATAGATCCTTGCTAGTCAGGGATCTATAGGATTGCAATTAAGCAATCAATTACCTAACTATTAAAGGATTAAAAATGAAATATTACATAGGAAAATTAGAAACCACTATTGCTGGATATGATGCTGGCTACACTTTTAAATTTCAAACTGAAATAGATCCAGATGATTATTTGGTACAGGTTTGCTCGACATTTTGGGGTGATGCCGACAATCCAGAATCCGATGATTCATTCTCATTTTTTGATGGCGCTGTTTATGTTTCACCTTATGACTGGCAGGAAATAAACGAAGATATGTATAAATCTTTAGCTATTCTCAACCAGATCAATTTATGGCATGGGGTTGCAGCATGAGCGCCAGGGATAAATACAGCGCTTACTGTTACTTATGCGCTAAACAAGGTTTAGTAGCGCTCTCATTTAATGCTTGGATGTCAGTAAACAAGGCAGGATCGCTATTCTAGGCGTTTTCAGTAGGTGAGTGGTACTTAGGTATCACTTGCCTATTTTTATCGCTTTATATCGCTTTTAAACCGTTTTAACTATTTTTTGAGGTATATATGAGAAATAAAGATATTTTCACTATTCAACGCCATTTATTTATTAAGAAAACACCCCTACGCATGAGCGTGCTAGGCGTACTACGCACGCACATACGCACACATCAGGTGATAGATACGCTCTCAGTATTTGGTCTGGTCTTGCTGGTCGGTTTGCTCTTAGTATTGTGAGAACCCCATGAGAACCCCAACGAGTTTACGAATTGCTAAGCACCAAACCCGCAAAAAAAGCGGAGGTTTGCAAAAATGCAAGTGGTTATCGTTTATCGGTTGGTGCTTAACTAAGCCAGAGCGTTCCTGTAAAGGTCTGACAGATACTAGCCACCTCGTTTATCCCTATCCATCACCACAATGTTTAGGAGGGCTGGGTAATAGCCCCGTAGTAGTTTGCTTTGCAGGTGGTTTTAATGGTGAATGGTCTTAAATCGTTATGGATGCCCCCATCGCAAAACTGACCTAAAACCACCTATAAAACAAACTTAAGCGCATTAAAACATATTTTTAAAAGGAGTGCAACATGAGTAAAGCAGATGATGATGCAGCAAAGTGGATGGAGATGAACGCTAGAGTTCAAACCCGTAATTTAATCAAAGCAAAAGAGCTAGGGGATCTGTATTACATCAACGCCCAGGGGGATGTAGTGATCCACGATCCAAGCAAACCAATTGAGGAGAAAACAACACTTAACAAATAAATTGCACTAATGCAAATAATGTAGTAATGTTCTATCTGTAGTACCTAACCTAACTATTTATTAAAGGACAATTTGCTATGAATCTTTGTAAAGATTGCCAGCATTATGAGGAGCAGACGGGCTATTGCCTACGCACCTCACGCACTGATCCCGTAACGGGAGAACCCAAATTCTATTTTGCAAGAATTGAGAGAGAGTATTCCATCTCAACTGGCTGCGGTATGGTCGGTCAATTCTTTACCCCAATTCGATCCCTCAAATGGACAGACGAGGAATTGGATGATCTCTCTACCATTCCATTCGGTAGATAACCTAACTACAAGGAGTTAATCATGGCAACAAAAGGCAGACCAAAAGGCAGTAAAAACAAACCTAAGACACCTTTCCCAGTTCCAAAAGGGATTAAGGTTACTTTTGACCAGTTAAACAAGGATGCAGAGCAAGAAAAACTCAAGCTATTAGTAGCACGCCAAGACGATCAAATTATTCAGATGTGCGATGAGATCAATCAGCTCAAAAAGGAGATTGATGCGCTTGGAGAAGAAATTGACCTATTTAATTCTCGTGTTGCTAACTACAGGCAGATTATCGCTACTTTAATTGAGGTGACAGAATGAACGATCAAGCTGATTTTGCGCCAGAGGTGCGTAAATCCGCTATCTGGTCGGGTGACAGTCGTAAGGTCGCTAATGGCAAGATGGTGGATGTCATCCTAGAAAAACAGGGCAAGAAGGAGATCCCTGATTTATCTCATATTGAAGCGGTGCAGTTCGGTCACATCATGCAGCCTTTAATTGGCAGACTAGCCCAAGACAAGCTAAAGAAGGAATTAAAAGATGCAGACTACAGCATTACTCATCCAAAGCATGATTGGTTTCGTAGTCATTTTGATTTCATTAGTAGCGATGGTTCTACACTTGTTGAAGCCAAAAACTACAATGCTGGAGTTCGTGGGAAATTTGATACTGACACTAATCGGATTCCTGATGCTGATTATGCACAACTCATACACGAAGCTGCTTGTCATGGTGTTACTAATATTGTCCTTGCTGTGCTTTTTGGTGGACAAGAATTTTGCACTTTTGAGTTCAATATTACAGATGCTGAAAAAGATGATCTCATCAAGAAGATGGCTACTGTATGGGGGTTTTGCCAAGCAGGAACGCTCCCGCCAGCAGAAACCATTGAGCAAACTAAGATCATGTACCCCGAAAGCAATAGTGCTGCGCTGGTGGCTACTCAGCAGGTCGAAATGGCTATTGCTCAACTTAAAGATATTAAGAATCAGATTAAGCATCTTGAGAGCGCTGAGGAAAATATAGAGGTGCAGATCCGTAATCTCATGGGATCAGCAGAGGAGATCAGAGCAGTCGATGGCACTAGCTTAGTTACTTGGAAGTCAGCAAAGTCATCTAAGCGGTTCTCAGCAGATCTATTTAAACAAGGTATGCCCGATATTTATGAGAAGTTTGTTATTGAGCAGCCAGGTTCTCGGAGGTTCTTAGTCAAATGAATAACATAGATTTTGCAATATGGGTGATGACAGCCAGTTCTGTCATAGATACAGTCCTAACTATTATGGAGAAATTAACATGAGTAATTTAGTCGCATATTCAGAGATGGAGCAGATGGCTACCGCTATTGCTGCCAGTGGTTTGTTTGGCATGAAGGATAAAAATTCAGTCTTAGCACTGATGGCAGTAGCACAAGCTGAAGGGTTACATCCCGCTACAGCAGCACGGGATTTTCATATTATTCAGGGCAGACCAGCTCTTAAGGCAGATGCAATGCTGGCACGCTTTCAAAACGCAGGTGGCAAAGTCGAATGGAAGGATTACAAAGATGACAAAGTTACAGGAGTTTTTTCACACCCCAACGGGGGTGACCTTGCGGTTACATGGACAATTGAGCAAGCTACCAAAATCGGTCTTGTTAAACCAGGAAGCGGATGGCAAAAGTTCCCCAGAGCGATGCTACGAAGCCGTTGTATTTCAGAGGGGATTAGATCAGTTTTCCCAGGATCTGTTACGGGCTTCTACTCACCCGATGAAGTCGAAAACTTTGAAAGCCCGCCCTCCAAGCCTAGAGAAGTAAAAGACATGGGATCAGTAGTGCCTAATATCGTTGATCTTAGCGCTATTCCCGATGACATCCCTGACATGGCTATACCGATGTATGTGCCAGGCACTGAAGAACCTTATGCACGCTATATCTGTCAAGCAGATTGGATCGAGGGGTTTGCAGAGATGCACGCCAAAATCCATGAATCTAGCAAGATGACTGCTGAGGAAAAGTTTGAAAAGATCAAAAAGTTCAGGGAAGTCAATGAAGCCTATACAAAAACATTTGATGGCAATACAACAGCGAAGTTCTTATCACGATTACAAGCTATTAGAAAGGAAATCAACAATGGCTAACGGACATATCGCCCAGATGGGCAAAGGGGTGCTATTTCAAAACGAGAAAAAGCATGAGCGTTCACCTGATTGGAAAGGCACATTGTTGCTTTCTGAGGATTACAAAGCAGGTCAAACCCTCAAGATTGCAGGATGGACTAAGCAAACCCCTAAAGGCAGCTTAATCACTCTTTCTGAAGATAACTGGAAGCCAGATAATGGCGGTACTTATCCAAAGGAGGTCAATCGTGTTCAAGATTCTGATGTGCCTTTTTAGTCTGATGCTCATCAGCAACGCTTTTGCATACGAAAAATGCAGCAGGACTGATGATGGTGAAATCTGCTGTTGGGATACCAATGTAGATGGACCTTTCGGACCTCCTGGCTGCTAATGGTAGTTTTGAATCTGCCCTACCCTCCAAGTGTTAATCATCTTTACATTAACGCTAGGGGTAGGCGCTTTCCTAACGCTAAAGCTAAAGCCTACAAAACCGCAGTGCAAGAGTATGTCGCTGAATATCGAGTTCCTAAGTTTGGGGATGTCAAGATTGCGCTGATTGTTTGGGCTTACCCTCCTGATAAACGCAAAAGGGATATTTCAAACCTTTTGAAGATTATTGAGGATAGTTTGCAAGATGCAGGGGTTTTTGATGACGATTTCAACATTGATTTTATTGAGATCAAGCGTTGTGACATCAAAAAAGGTGGAGGATTAACAGTCATGATTGAAACGATGGAAGAATTTTCAC